TACCAGCTGAAGCTCAACGCTCCTTTATGACCCCGGAGTCTATGGCTGTGCGGGCGGGTCTAGCCAACACACCAGCGGGATACGGGGTTGCGGCCGACTTGCGTACAGCTACTGACCCTCGTGAGCAGATGCAGTTGCCCGGCGTACCCGGAGTGACTAGCCCTATGGCTGTGCAGCAGGCGGTAGCGCAGACTTTACAGGACCCTAACCTAACACCGGAGATGCGTAGGGCGCTGGAGATACAGCAACGTACACTCGGTGTAGCGGCAGCTACCGGTAGCGGGCTTCTTGACGCAGTTACAGACGCTGTTGCACTCCTACAGCGTACAGGTACTCGCGTGCTGGAGTACGGTGTAGCCGTACCGCTGTCTATGGTATCCCCGGAACTCGGGGCGCAGTTCTTTGAGCAGATTAACCAGTACGACGAAGCAGCTGACAGGTTAGCGCTTGTGGGTCAGGGTGCGCCTAGTGGTTCCGTGGCGGCAGACTCCGGGGTCGGAGCACCGGCTCCTAAAACGCCGACGAAAGAGACCTCGTGGGGTGGACTGCAGCTCAACTTCGGTACGCCGGTGGAGTTAGCCTTCGGGAAAACCAAAGGCGCTGGTAGTCGTGTGTTTGTTGAAGCCCCTGAAAAAATCTTTGATGCAATAGACGCCAATAACAAGCAGCTCGCACGGGAAGAATCACTGCTGCAGTATTACGCGACTACAGGTGACGCCGCCGGGTACAACCAAGGCTTGGCGGTGAGCAACGCTATAACTGCTACTGACGCGCTACGCAAAGAGAACAGTTACCTCCAAGGGATGGCGGCTATCGTGGGTATCCAGCAAGAAAACTTCGGGCCAGTGCAGGAGATACTGCAGCGCCGGTACCCGAACCAGCAGGTCGAAGTGCAGCCGTACACCGACGGCACCGTGGCGATCTTCCTCGACGGCGAGCGCGCGTATCTGGAGGACTGGGACATACTCGCGCAAAACGTGCGCGATAGTTATGACCAAGACTACATATCACAGCAAAACGCTGCGGCTACCGCAGAAGCTGAGCTGGCACAGTTCGCCCGTAAGGAAGGTATAAAAACGGAGCAGCAAGGTGCCCGTGAGATTGCCGTCGCAGCGGCGGCCGACGCCGCTAAGAACCGTAGTATAAACTGGGAGGCGGACGCGGCCAGCGGAGATTCGTTTGCGACGTACATCACTCCTCAGAACGAGCAGGTGCAGCTAGTGCGCGTCAATGACTACCCGCACAAAGACGACGCTGGTAATGACGCACCCGGCCCGGCGATCCTTGTACAAACGCCTAGTGGTCAGTTCTCCACACCCGTGTATATTGCTCCTGACGGCACAGTACAGCCCGCAGGATAGATGGAGTAGATTATGGCTGAACAAGAGCTGAAGTACGGAGCTGGACTGCGCACTCGGCGGACTGATCTCTACAGCAACCTACCAGAGATGGGGGTTAAGGGTATCCGGCCGGGCCTTGCGGACGCCACAGTGGAACGCCAACGCGCGCTAGACCGCATCACTGGGCTTGGCGCTAGTACAGCGCCACGGCTGCAACCGCCTCCCGGTAATACTGGGATCGCGCAGGGCTCTGGCGTCTATTACAACCCCGGGCAGGATCGTTTCTCCGCAGGCGGTGTGGAGTTCGGCCGTGAGGATTACGATGTTGCGCTGCAGACACGCGGCGCGATCGGGCAACCGGCTCCGGCTCCGGAAGGGCCCGGGTGGCAGAGCCGTAGCTCCGCTGAGTACAACCGGTATTTGGACTCTATCTCCGAAGGCCGGGGGTTCCTCGGCAATGTCGGCATGGGTTTTCGTGACGTAGGTGAAGGTGTTGTTGGGGGCATTGGTCGCGGAGCCCAAATGCTGGGCGCTGAGGGTGTCGGCGGTGCGCTTGTAGGTGCCGGTGAGTTCCTCGGCCCGAGCGCTGCGGACGACGCGCGCGATGCTATGATCCGCGAGCGGCAAGGGCTGGGTGGGCAGATTCTTACCGCTGCCTCGCGCTCTCTGCCCACGGTTGGACTCGCCATTGCAGGCGGTGTGGGCGGCGGTGCGCTTGCTGCCGGTGGCCTTCGCGCAGCCGCTGCCGGTGGGGCTGCTGCCCGCGCCGGGCAGCTAGGCGGTGTCTCAGCCACGATCTTCCCAATGGAAGTGCAGTCGTCCTACACGGCAGCGCAGCAGGGTGGCTATGACGTTGAGGACCCCGAGGTCCAGTCAGACATCTGGGCCACAGCCCTCACCAAGACCGTAGCACAGACGCTACCAGAAGCCTTCCTCGCAGGGGCGTTCAGCCGCGCGTTCGGCACGGCGTTGCGTGACGCAAGTAAGCGCACGCTGCGCAATACTGTCGGGCCCATTGTGGGTGTCGGTAGTGCTGAAGCCGCCGCGGAGACATTTGCCACGCTGGCCGACCGGGTGATGTTTGACCCTGAGCTGCGGGACCAGTTAAACGAGCGTGACTGGGCAGCGCTCGCCCCTACGCTCTTTTCCAAGTACAAAGATGAGGCGATTGTCGCCGCAGGCGCAGGCTTCCTACTTGGTGGTGGCTTTCGCGCTGCTGCCATGCCGTTCGAGGGTGGGCGCGCGCCGACCACAGAGGAGACACCCACACCAAACCGCGATCTCACGGGCACTGAGCCTGCAGATGTGCTTAGCGGTGGTACGGTTCAGGGAGCGCCTACGCCGGCACCCCTTGCCCTACCTGCACCGCCCGCCGGGCTGTTGGGCCCACCAGTAGCAACTACGCCGGCACCCCTTGCCCTACCTGCACCGCCCGCACCGGCACCTGTTGCGCCTGCACCCCTTGCCCTACCTGCACCGCCCGCCGGGCTGTTGGGCCCACCAGTAGCAACTACGCCTCCACCACCCACAGACACAGGGCCTATCATTACGCCGCCCCCGTTGGGTGAGACCGCTATGGGTGCGCAAATACGCGCTCAGCAAGACCTGCTGGCTCAACAGGTGCAGCAAAGGCAGGCAGCACAGGACGAGGCAGTGGCGCGCACAAGACAAGAAGCAGCACAACGTACGCAGCGCGAGGACCAGCTTCTCCGTTCGCGGGATGAGCAGCGAGCATTGCAAGCCGACGCTGAGACCATCGGGGGTCTCATACTGGGCGACCAGTATAACCTGCTCACAGACGCAGAAAAAGCGGACTGGCAAGCTGGAGTGGCGGCTGTCGACCCCGAGGTCCGGGCCGATGTAGCCACAGCACTAGGGATCGCCGAGTTTGACCCAGAAGTAGAAATAACAGACCCCACTTTCCGCCAAGGATATACTAAACTCGTTGCGGACGCAGAGAAAGTGCGGAAGCGGCAGAGCAACAAGCTGCGGCGGCAAGCCGCTGAACTGCCAACGATCATAGAGCCAGCGGTTGCGCCGTCTGCACTCCCAGAGGGAGTGTTTGGTACTGCCAAGGGGCAGCCCTTCAAGAATAAAGTTGCGGCTCAACTGCAAAGGAAGCGCGTGGCAAGTCGGGAAAACGTACCCGCCGACCGGCTTGACGCCGTGGAACTCCCCGGAAAAACCGGCTGGGGTCTGCAAGTACGCCCGGAGGCGGTGCCTCCGGCACCACCCAAAGGTGACAAACTCAAGCAGAGGACGCAAGACGCCCCTAAAAAGCAAGGCGCAAAGGAGAGCGCTCTACGCAAAGGACCCAAAGCTGGCAAGGGAGTTCGAGGCGAAGACACCCAAGGGCAGGAAGCTGCCGGAGCGCGTGTCGAAGAAACCGCTCAAGAACCGACGCCTGCCCGGAAACCTGAAGTAAAGTTCAGCCGTGGTATGACTGATGCGGAGCGTGCGCGCCTCAAAGCGGAGGAGGCTGCAGCTGTAAACCTTAAAGCAGAGCGCGCCCCAGCCATGCGGTCGAAGGAAGAAGTGGAGGCTGCGAAAGAAGCCGAAGCCGCTGCGCTGCAGACTAAGAAAGATGCCGAGACTCAGAAGATGGAGGCGGCTAAAGAAGCCGCCGCTGCGCTGAAGGCCAAAAAAGAAGCTGATGCCGAGGCTGCCAAAAACGCACCCAAAGCTAAGGGTACGCGCGCACCACCGGAGCCCAAAGAGGACGTAGCTGCGACCGCGAAGGCCGAGCTCGTCGATCTGGTGGCTAATGCTGAAGATGTGTTGATGAACGAGTCGCGCACAAAGCGGACACTACTAAACCAAGCGGAGCTGGATGCCGGGCTTGAGCTACTTACGCTCAGCGACAACGCTGACCCAGAAGTAGCTGCGCTTGCGGACGGCGCGCTGGAAGCCAACGCCACTGCCAGACAATACAAACAGGTTGAGGAGTACCGTGCCCGGGCGGATGCACATCGCACCCTCGGTGGTAGCACGACCGACGCAGACTTCGCGGCTAAAGAGCTGAAGACTATGGTTGATGCGTGGAACAGCGGTGCCGTACCAGATAACAGCGACGCCATGCTCCAGACGCGTTTCAAAGAGCTGGCTGTCCGCGTGCGCAAGGCTGACCCTAAGAACAGCGTGCTCGGGTATGCTACTGTGCGGAACACGCCTAACACGCGGATGGGGCAGATCGCCACCACCGTGGAGACCGGTAAATTCTCCCTCGCCACCTTGGCCGACGCAGTCCTTGCCAACGGCAAGCGCGCGACGCCTCTGCCCGCTGGTAAACAGCGGATGATCGCCCGTAATTTCCTGTCCAAGTTCAAGGTCAAGCCCAAGCTCTCGGTGTTCAAGGACCAAGCCGACCTGCAGCAGCGTAACCCTGACCTATACAACCGTGCCGTGGCAGCACGTACGCAGGGCGACTTCGACACCGCCCCAGCTGCGGGGTACTTCTTCGACGGTGAGGTGATCGTGTTCAGCGACCGCATCGCAACGCGCGAGCAGCTAGAGTTTGTCATGGCCCACGAGGTGCTGGGCCACTACGGTATGCGCGCCGTAGCGAGCAACGCAGACTTTACAGCGCTCATGGATACCATCTACACCGACAGCTCGCCTGACATGAAGCAAGCTATCGACAACGCGGTGGCAGCACGGGAGATGTCGCGCGCCGAAGCAACAGAGGAATACCTGTCGGACTTCGCAGCCCGCGTCGAGATGAGCCTGCTGCGCAAGTGGTGGGCGAAAGCCAAGAGCTGGCTGAACGCAGTCGGCTTTAAGTTCGATGACGATGTCGCCCGCTACATGATGAACCAGAGCCGTAGGTACCTGCGCACTGGGGAGACTGGCTCCGTGTTCAACACTGACCGCGTGGCCGCGGGCCTCACCCGTCTCGATGCTGGCACTGACCCCACGGGTACAGGCCGCTTCAGCACGCAGTCGGCCACAGGCACTATCCGGAGCATGGGCCACATAATAGATAACCCGGTATCGGCTGAGCCTGACTCCATGATGGACGCGCAGGACCGGATCGACTCTGCCATGAAGACGCTCAAGCTGGGCATGGCGGACATCAGGAACTCGTACGACAAGGTCAAGCAAAACTTGGTGACACCCACCATTTTCCGCGCCATGCGCAGCGAAGGTGGCCAACTGGTGTACAACCTGTTGCTAAAGAGGACCAACACCGCGCGCTCTGTGGTTACCCGGATGCAGACCATGCGTGAGGCAGCACTTCAGCCGCGGATCGAGCGGCTCGCTGGCATAGGTTTCAGCGGTAAAGGAATCAGCGTCGAGGGTCGTGAGAAGGCAGGTTACGTCCTCAAGGCCAACCGTATGGTGCAGACGTTCAACTTCCGTGCACCGTCCACGAAGAACCTTCCGAAGCTGTACCTGCGCGACCCGGTCACTGGTAAGCTGAACCCGGTGAAGGGTATATTCGAGAACCTGCTTAAACAGAACCGCTTGTCACGTGCGGAGTGGGCCAAAGGCGTCAAGGTACCTTACAACACCCCAGAGACCATGACGGCTGCCAAGCGCGCAGAGCTCACAGCCGCGCGCGACGCAGAGCTGGCTAAGGCCACCACTGACAAGGCCAAGAACGCGATCACCAAGAAGTACGCAGCACGCATCGACAGTAACACATACAACGCGGTGGCCTACCTAGACGTGCAGCAGACCTTCACGGACGTGGAGTGGGAGGCGTTCAACCAAGAACTGGATGCCATGGCGCACACAGCCCGAGCTGTGCTCGAAGCCAAGCTGACCAAGTACGACGAGGAAGTGTCCACAACGTACCGCCGCCTGCAGAAAGCTATGGCTGCCGCGATGACTGACAGCGACCGCGCGTTAATGGACAGGGCAGTGCGCCGGTATGTGGAAATACAGGACGCAAATCTCGCCACCTTTGAGAACGGGACGATTGACCCGTCGACCCGAGACGCTGAGTCTGCAGAAAAATTCCTGATCCAGTTCAACTCCGCACTGCTCGGTAAAGGCCGTGACCGTATCTATGATCTGTTCACGCCAAACGATAAGAACAACGGCATCGCGGCGTTCCCAGAGAGCGAGAAGCAGGCGATCATCGACATGATCGACGGTCTGCGGACGCGTTATAACCCACCAGAGGATACCCCGGGCAGCCCCTCGTCGGTGAAAGAGGCGCGTATGGCGGTGCAACGGGAAGTAGGGTTCATAGCGGGGCAACTCTCAGACACAATCGACGCGGAGAAAGCCGCGGTGCGCACGATCCTGACTGGGTATGTGCCCATCGTACGTGAAGGCGAGTACAGTGCAGGTATGGAGTTCCGGGATAAAGACGGGAAGAAGTTCCAGCTCATGGAAGCCTACCGTGAGCAAGCGCCGTACATGCAGTTCGCGAAAGAATCACAGTCGATCACGGCAGCCGAGCAGCTCACCGATCTGTTCGGCGGTCAGACCTATACCGTGGAGGTGTGGGACGCCGATGCAGACGGGGGTAAAGGCAAGGCCGTGATGAAAGAGGGTACGCTGACCGGGATCAGTGGTGCGGTAGTCAACGCTGCCAGCACCGACCCGGAGCTCAGCCATGACGCAGCACTGCGCTTCATCCGCAGGTTCAACATCCCGTTGACACCGCAGAAGCTGGAGCAAATCGTCATCGCGTCCACATCCGCTGGTAACAACGCCATCCTGCGGCAGCTGAAGACAGGGTTTACACCCGGCGCAACCAACGACCTGACCAGTGCTATCTCCCAGCACATTGAGTCCAGAGCATCCACAATCGCTAGGGACAAGACGTCAGTAGCACTGGCAGACGCAATGGATTTCAGTGGCGACGGCCGCGCGCTGTGGCTTGGCGATCAGGCGAAGTACGACCGCTTGAAGGCGGAGTATGAGCAGCTCAAGGCTGAGCCTACACCCAACGAGGACGCTATCAGCATCGCCCGGCAGGAGTTTGAGGAGTACCACAACCAGTTTGTGACAGAGGACGCACCGAACAAAGGCGCGGCTAAGTACAACGAAGCGCGTAAGTGGGTGGATTTCCTCGACCAACAGAAGGGGGTGCTGGAGACAGACCTCGCTAACAACAAGCACATTGCGACGGTCCAGATGCTGACCTCTATCAGCTACCTTGGCATGATGGTGGCGTCGGCCGGACTCAACGTAAGTAGTATGGGTACGAACGTACCGGCTGCCCTTGGTACCGTGAACCATAAGACAGGGTTCGGCGGGGGCTTCGGCATGATGCGGGCGTCCACCACGCTCACCAAGATGATTAAATCGGCGGGCTTTGGCGGGCAAAACGACACCGCTGAGTTCTGGAAGGGGCTCACAGACGCCCAGCTCAAGGCGAAGGGTATATCGAGGGCGGCTGCGGACTTTATATCCGAGGGTATCAACAGTGGTATCTTCCAAGCCGCACAGACCAACTCGTTAATGGGTTCAGCCCGTGGCCGCATCACATCCGGCGGTGAGCAGAAGTTCCTGACGACGTTCATGGGGCCGTTCAACATAACAGAGCAGCTTAGCCGTCGCGCAACCGGTCTCGCTGCGTTTGAGCTGATGTTCCAGCGCAACCTTGCCGCGGGTAAGTCACGTGAGGCAGCGGCGGAAGCAGCAGCTGAGTTCAGTGCAGACCTAGTGCTGAAGACATTGGGGGACTACACAGCGGGGGGCAGACCGGCGCTGTTCCGTGGCGGGCCACTCCAGTTCGCGTTCATGTTCAAGATGTTCACGGTAAACACCGCGGCGCTTATTGCGAACCTACCACCGAAAGGGCAAGTGGTCATGCTTGGGTCCCTGTTGTTGCTCAGTGGTCTGCGGGGCGTACCCTACGCTGAAGACATCGAGGACCTTGTCAACACCTTGGCGCAGAAGTTCGGGATACCCATGCCCAGCATCCGCGACTCCATCCGCCGCACTGGCGACGGGCTTCTTCCCGGTCTCGGTGAGACGCTGGTAAGCGGCGCGCTGAATAAGCTAATACCCTACGATGCGGGCGGGCGCTTTTCCGCAGGTGACATCGTGCCGGGGACTGGCATGTTCTTGGCCGGTGCTGACGTGCAACGTGAGTTTTTCCAGATAGGTGGGCCAATGGCCTCTTGGACCCAACAGGCTGTGGGTACGATTGGCAGCATCATTGACGCCATTGTGCCCGGTGGTAAGGCCCCGTCGCTCACATCCATCCTGCGGGAGTCGCCGGTCACGTTCGGTCGCGCACTGGGGGACGCCGTCGCCTACGAGCAGTACGGTGCCATCGTGGATAAACGCGGGTACACCGTATCCAACGATTACAACTCTGCTATCGCCATTGGCCGTATCCTTGGTCTATACCCGGGCTCCGCTTCACGGGCGTACGAGAGTGTGCGGGAGTCCAAGCTGATCGTGGAGTACCAGAAGTCCATGACCTCTTACTACCGCGACCGCATCGTCGCAGCGCAGGTACAGGGCGATCGGGCGAAGGTCGCGGACCTGTACGATGAAGTTCGCGAGTGGAACCGGAGCGCGAAAGGCACGGGGCTGGAGGTTGTCAACATACGCGACAGGGTCAGCAAAGCATTGCGCGCCCAACGGTTGAGCGCCACCGCGCGGTTCCTAAAAACTACGCCGCTATCCTCAAGGGATGCGGCGCAGCGTATCGTCGACGTGTATACCGCTAACTAGGGTCAGCGTCTGTCTGCAATGTCAACCACGTCGCCCATCAACAGGTTGTCCTGCTGCTGCTCGATACCTTCGAGGATCGACTGCAGCCGTGGGTGCTTCAGGTTTATCCCTACAACGTAGCACTGCGGCGGCGAGATCGGCGTGTGCTTACCGAGCGAAGCCTTCTTCGTTATTGGCGTTGCGTCCGCCCCATCGTGCGCGATCTGGGCTGTGAAGTCCCGTGGGTTCCCGCCTCGCTTGGCGAACCACTGGCGAAAGTGCGTGCGCTCCAGCAACATCGTGCCACCCACCAGCTTGGTTGAGCCTGTGTTCCTGTGCCCGTCGATGCGGATACGGATTGGCCCTCTGGGCAGCCGGTCGTAGTTCGGCAGTGGGTCCTTGCCCGGATCGTGCCAGACCAGAAGCGTGTCGCTCAGGTGCTCGTTGACGTATTCCGCCAGCAGGTCGAACACATCACGACGGTTATCCTCGACGGTCTCGCGCATGTCGTCGATCTGGCTGAGGACCCACTTGATCGAGGGTTCCTGCGGGTAGTCGATGATGCCCCACTCATGTGCCAGCCGCATCGCCAGTTCAGTCATCACGATGGCGACTTCCCAGAACCGCTCCACACCTGTGAACGCCTTGTTGTACTTCTTCTGGAACTCCTCGAAGGCGTTGGCCAGTATGGCGCGGATACCCTGCTCACCGATCTGCATGACCCGCTCAAGGAACATGCGCCCAGCGTGGCCATAGTTCTGTGTGAACAGGCGGTGTAACTTACGGCCTACGTCGGTGCCCGCGGAGAACAGGGGTGACGCATCGACCCTGAGTTCCAGCAGTCGGGCAAGCTGTGCGTCCGTCTCGTCGCCCGTGGAGATCAGCTTGCTGGAGATCGGCCTGTTGGTTGAGAGGGTGGAGAACAGCGCCCATTCTTTGGGGGCCTTCTCCTCAGCGCTGCGTGTGAGGCGGGCTTTGTCCCGGCCTTGGCTGACCCAGTATAGATAATCACCAATGTCTTTGTCTGACATCTGGGTGGCTTCGTCCACCGTCATGGGCAGGTTGCCATAGAGACCGAAGCGGTTGAACAGTGAGTTCGCTGTGAACTTGGATTGGAAGTGCAGCTTCTCTGGGTCGCCCCATAGCGACTGCTGCATCAACTGGGCCAGTGATTTACCGCTGCCGGACGGGCCGTAGAACGACACGGTCACGCCCTTGAGCCCGGTGAACTGCATGAGGATTGAGGCGAGGCCCAGCCCGATGGAGAACTGGTGAGGGTACAGCTTACCCTTGCGCAGGATAGAGGTGCCAGCCTTCCATGTGTTGTAGTCCCCACAGACTGTGAACATGTCACTGCCTGCGCGGTTCACGTGGGTCGCCAGCCTGATAACGTCCTTGGCCACAGTCCCATCGTCGTTGCGCCGGTAGAGATCGTCACCCAGAACGAAGACCTTGTTGTCTTCCTTCCACCCCATCGTAGAGTAATGGTTCGTGACAGTCCTGACCTTGCGCAACTCATTCATATATGAGCGCATCATGATCTGAAAATACTCCGTCTGTCTCTTGGTCTGCAGTACAATGCCTTGGTCTGCGATGCTGCCGACGAACTCCCGATACGTGCCGTCAGCCAGATAGGCTTGGCGCAGCGCCAGCACTTTCCACCCTACGTGTGGGCGCTCCCACATGAACTGAGCCACCTCGTAACCAAGGTGCTCGTCATACCCATAGCTGAGCGGGTAGATGTCGAAGGGTGCTACCTCGATGTCGGTGTCGTCGATGGTGGCCATGATCCCCTTGGCTGTCCGCTTGAACGGCTTGGGTATCTCGACCTCTGTGACAACTTCCTCGGGCGCGTCGGCGCTGGTGTCCACCTCTTGGTACCGCACACCCAGTCGGGCCGGGCTGCCGATCTTACCTATGAACGGGCAACCCTTACACCCAACAGGTCGCTCACCCTCAAACTTCGCACAGGTCGAGGGCCCGGTGGCTTGCTCCCGCCACTGTTCCATCTTCTTGAGCGTGGCAGTCTCGGAGTAACTGGGGTGGTCCTCACTCCACCGCCGCGCAGTATCCTCGGGCTCCTCGCAGAACGCAGCCACGCCAATCAGGGCGTACCAGAATGGCTCGGGCACCTTGTCTTGGTTCTCTACCGCCCAGTTGATCTGCTGGCACTTCTCCACGATGATGCTGCCTATGGCAGGGGGCATGTCGCCGCGCGCTGCGAGACTGTCCAGCAGGCCGCTGTTCTTCTTTTTGACTGGCGCGTTTGTCGGGTTGAAGTAGTAGGCCAGTGCCTTCTTCAGTGCAGCCACGGTGGTATCACCGCCGTCAAGTAGCACCTCAACACGTTTGGGTTTGGTCGGGTCCTTGAAATTGTGGGTGCCCACAGGGCGCAGGACCAGCGAGGCGTCGGCCGTCTTGGTCACGTCGATGTCGAACTTCTGCCCTGCGGCAGCGTCCTTCATGGCGCGGGCCAGTGGCGTCCACTCGTCACGATTGAGGTCGCGCTCCAGAACCCAGTAGGTGTGCAGCCCGTTGCCCGATCTGATTATCAGGGGCTTGGGCAGCTTCATCTCGGTGATGAATTGACCAAGGACCTTCAGCCCTTCTTTCCATGTGGGGAATGGTTTGTCGTCTCCGCAGTCTACGTCGATCGTAACAACCTTGGTTGCCTGTACGTTTACGTTTCTGCGGCTGCTGTCATCCATGAAACTGGAGATAGCGAAGTACGCATCCTGCCCTCGTTGGTCTAGTGCTTGCACTTCATCCACTACATCAGTCAAGCTGTTGTAGAACCGGTTGCGTTTACCGGTTAGGGAGAACCTGCAGTACATACCTTCTGTCGGCAGAACGCGCTGGAGGAAATCCAACGTCTTCATGTGTCACGCCTTGCTTTGATTTGGGGAGGGCCGATGCCCTCCCCGTTTAACCACCTTACGCCTGTACTCCCAAAATCTCAATGAGCGCGTCAAGGCGTTGTTCACTGGTCCAATGCTGGGCCCCGTAAGGGGGCCAAGTTCCTTCTTTTAACAGGGGTAGAAGCTGGCGCAGGGTCTCTTTGACCTTCTTCTCGTTGCGCTCCCGTATCGGTCCACCGTCCACCCACTTGTAATAGGTGGCCCGAGAGGTACCGAGCAGCTTGCTCATGTCCTTGATAGTCAGGGCCATGCGCTCGCGCACCAGTTCCACCTTCTCAAAGTCGAGGGCGGTATTATTCATCGTCGTCATCATCCCCTACCAGCGCGGCGATCTCGTCAGCCAAACTGGCCACGTCGTCGTCCACTTCAGCAGCGGCCTTGGGCTCTGCCTTTGGCTTTGGCTTTGCCGCAGCCTTGGGCTTTGCTGCAGCCTTGGGCTCCTCAGCCTTCTTGGCACCGAAGCCGCGCTTCGGCTTCTCCTCAGCCGCTGGGGCTTCTTCCTCAGCTTCTTCCTCAGCTTCCTCCTCGGGCTCCGGCTCAGGCTTGACTTTCACTGGGGACGCCTTGCGTGGCTGGCTTGGCGCTGCAGCCGTCTCGGGTTGCTTCTCGCCAGTGATGTCCATCACGTTGTCAGCGCCGAACAGAGGCTCCACCGCAGCATAGGTATCCTCGTCGAGGAACCCACCGAAACCAAACTTCAGCTTGGGGAAGGACGCGTCAGTGTCGAAGGTGATCTTGGTCTTGATTACCTCGGCAGGGATGCCACGCAGAGACAGCTCTTTGTGGTATGCGTTCAGCCCCTTCAGTGCTGCAGGCGTGACTTGCAACAGGTAGACGGGGCCTTCCGGATCATCAGCCGACACAATGGCTAACCGCTTCTGGTCGGTGCAGGCTTTGAGTTGCTGGCCTTGCGGTCCAGTCTTGGAGCCCCATGCGTTATGCGGGCAGGACGCACACATATCGTTCTGCGGTGCCTCGCTCTCGGGGTGGGGTTTAACGCCGTCCAGAGAATAGCAGTCAGGTGCAGTCGCCTCAGCATCCTTGTCCCATGACTTGGCGTAGAAAGTCTTGGACAGCTTCGGGTTTGCACCGACGATCACGATGTCCAGCGAGGTGGTGTCCAGCACTGTCTCAGTACCACCCTCGACGATGCGGAACCGGCTTCCCTTGAGGGAGATGCGCGGGAACGACTGCCCACTGGAGATACCAGCAGAGATGCTCTGCGATAGCGCCGACGGCTGGCCGACCTTACCTGCGAGGTAGGCTGGGACTTTGATGTTTGTAGGTACGATGTTACTCATTGGTGTTCTCCTTAACGAGCTGTAGGTTTACGGATGTTGATGTCCAGCTTGGTGCCATACTTGACGCCCGGCGGGACTTCCTTGTTGGTCTCGATGTAGCCCCGAACTGCGGTCTTGCTGATCCGCTTCTCCAGCATATCGAAGGCTTCTTCCTCGCGGATGAAACGCAGCACGGCGTCCCAATCCTCGACGTTAGCAAAGTCGGTGGTGGTCAGGAAGGCTGTGCCGTGGTCCGTCTTGAAAGACGTGAGCCCATCGGCGTCCAGCTTGGCTTTCAACCATGCTTCCAGCTTGACCATATCGGCCTTGATGTTATCCACCCGCTCCTTGATCTCGGCCTCAACGACCTCCTTCTGGATACGTAGCTTCATGTATTTCTTGATGACGGCGTCGACTGTCACGGTCATAACTTTACTCCGTTGATTGTTGGATTAGATCGAGCAGCAGGCCCTGCAGTTTCTGCTTGTTGGCCAGCCGGTGGTACATCTTGTACTCCAGATCGGTCGCTTCGATGTGGACCACGTTGCTGACATGCCGTTTCCCGATACGTTCAATGCGCCCGTTTGCCTGAACATACTGCTCGTTGCTGGTGATGGGGCCGTACCACACCACGGTCGAGGCCGCGGTCAGGGTCAAGCCGTGTGCCATCGTCGCAGGGTGAGCGATCAGGATACGCGGGTCTTTGCTGTGCTGGAAGTCGTAGAAAATCTGGTCCCGCTTCTTGGATGACACAGCGCCGTTGACGACACCGACCGACCACCGCTTGGACAACTCACGCTCCAGCATGTTGAGCGTCCCTGTCAAGGGGACGAAAATAATTACCTTCTCGCCTGCTTCTTCGATCACCTCCTTTACTGCGTTCACCCGTGGTGAACAGTCAATCTCGAAATCTTGCCCATCGTCCGTGTAAGCCACGCCGCAGGCAATCTGTACCAGCTTCTGTACCTTCACAGCCTCGTTCACTGCGCTGATACTCGAACCACCTTGCTGCAACTCGATCACGAGCCGCTTCATCATGGTCGTGTAGTGTTTCTTCTGCTCGGGTGTCAGCTCTACCCTGCGGGTCTGGATCACCGTGTCGGGCAGGTCGAAACATTCGTCACGTGTGTAACGTATAGCCGGTTGCAGCACGTTCTTCACGGTGTCCATGCTGTCAGCACGGGGCACGAACTTCCACTGGCCGATCTTCATCATCACCTGTTCACGGAACGCAGTGTAGGTGCGCGTTGCATAAGGGCTGTCAACCAGTTGCGACAAGGTCCACGCGTCGGTGGGGTCGTTAGGCGTGGGCGTACCAGTCATCAGCCACAGGCGGGTGTCAGGGTTCTTGCCCATCCACTTCTTGAAGTGCTTGTACCGGCTGGTCGATGGGTTCCGCAGCACCGCCGCCTCGTCCACGATGACCAGATCAAACTTGCCGATCGCATCCTCAGCGATGATGTTGAACCCGTCGTGGTTGATGACGTAGAAGTCCGCCTCTGTGTTGAGCAGCTTCTTGCGCCGCGCCGCGGCACCGTGGAGTACCACGTGCTTACGGTTGAAGAACCCCTTGAAGATTGCGTCACCCCACACACGCTCCAGTGTGGAGAGCGGGGACAGGATCAGCACCTTCTTCACCGCGCCCAGCTTAATGAGGTAGTCGGCTGCCCAGAGCGCGCTCTGTGTCTTGCCAGTCCCGATCTCGTTAAGCACCAAGCACTTGCTGTTCATAGTCAGGAACGCAGCGGTCAGCTTCTGGTGCTCGTACGGTACGAACTGGCCCGGCCAGTCGTAGTAATGCAGGATAGGTGAGGGTGCGGCGATCCCGAGGGCCCGTAGCTTTTGGACCTCGCCGATCTTATGCGGCACCGCGACCAGATCAGTCCCACGGAACGACAGCATCTTAGCAGAGGGGACCGTCGCCAACACCCGGGCCGGGTTCTTCAGCTTCAGTGCCAACGCCTTGGCCTTTGGAATTACAAGCACGGATATACTCCCTAACCGCTTCGATAGTCTCGTCATCATAGGCAACAAAACATTTGCCGCCCGCGTTCTCAATGTCCCTCATGCACTTCGTCTGCAGCGCCGTGGGCTTCTTGGTCTTGTCTGCTTTGCACTCGATGCCAACGAAGTGGCCAAACACACAGGCGACCCTGTCAGGGATACCTGCAACACCGAAGGGGCCAGCCTGTGGACTGTAGTACCAGACGCCCTCGGCCTTCATCATCTTGTCGAGCCGCGCTTTGATCCGCCCCTCTGGTGTCGTAGCCATGTGTACTTCTTCCGTGTATTGTATGTCAACTTTTATTTTGCATATTCGCAGAAAGATTTACACGGGCACCAATTACACAGCCCGCTTGGCTTGGCGGGCCAGTTGTCGTGCTCCAGCGCACCTTCGATGCGCGTGATCTTGCCGAGTATCTTCTCCCAGATCGGGGCTTCCTGCTTGCGAGTGAAGGTCTCGCTGTCCATCTTCATCTCCTTGAGCCAGACGAAGGTGGTTTTGATACGCTCGACCTGCGGGTAGTGCTTGAACACCTGCGCCGCAAACATCTCAAGCTGGTCAAAGTCGGGGCGGCGCTTGCCAGTTTTCCAGTCGAACATGTACGCGTCGGGCCCGCTGCGTACCAGCACGTCGATCTTTGAGCGCAGCCATGCGTCACCATCCCACCAGCCTGTGGGTTCCAGCGACTGGTTGAGGGTCATCTCCTCCTCGACGGTGAGGGCGTCAGCACCCAGCGCCAGCTTCTCGATGCTGCTGACAATCGGTTCATAGCGCGAGGACTCCCGGTCCAGCCCCGTGCCTTCGCCCAGCCTAAGCTCCAACGACTTGTGGACACGCTCGCCGTAGGCGGTGACGGCGTTGCCACTATCCCTGATAGACTTCTCGATCCGCTGGTGGAAATAGTTCTTCGGGCAGTTCTCAAACATCTTGAGTGCTGAGTATGAGTGGGCAAGTTTGGTCATTATGCTGTCTCCTTTTCTTCGGCCATTACGTCCATAGCGATCGCGGCCATTGTCTCGGATAGGTTACCGCCCTCCGGTGTATTGTTTACAAGCCACGCGAGGAGATCGTCCCCACCCTTGTTATAGACGGCTTGGAACAGGCTGCCCATCTTCACTCCAGCGGGGACCAGTATCCGGTAGCGGGCTTGGCGGTGCTCTGGGGTCATTTCGCATCTCCATAGTTTACACCCACGTCTGCTTCGCAGGCGACAGGTAAGTCCGGTGCCCACTTGGGCGGGGTGGCCATGACGCCCATCATGAAGTCCTTGCAAGCATCCGCTTGCCCCTCGGGCACCACGCAGACGACTTCATCGTGGACCTGCAAGGCGACGGGGTAACGCAGTCCGATCTTGGTCATCTGCTCCGCCACGACGATACGAGCAACAGCTTGTGTGATGTTCTCCGCCACCTTCCCGCCGTATAGTTTCGTCCATGACAACTCGGGCGTTTCGTCTCCCATGACCCGGGCCTTGATGAACTTGCGGTAGGTCCGCGGGTCGTTGATGTAGCCAAACCCATCAGCCGTGCGGCGTAAGGCAGGGTACCGGATGCGCAACCCGTTCGGCAGGACCACACCCTCAGCGTCGTAGCCAATCAGGTCGCACATGTCACCACTCTCGCCAGCCACAAGCCCATTGAGCGCGTGGTTACACCGGTTCCAGAACGCTTGGATGCGGTGGTACTTGTTGCGGTACAGCCGCACGATCTTCTGCGCCTCACCCTCGTCGACCTTCACAGAGATAAACCCCGTGGCCAGCGAGTGCTGGAACTTGGGTGGCCCCATGCCGTAACCAAGGCCAAGGATGCAAGTCTTGCCAACGTGTCTCTCCACCTTGTCGGTCTTGGCGATGGGCCGCTGGTACACATCGGTGGCGAACTCGGAGTACACGTCGTTGCCATCACGGAAGGACTGCACGAGGTCATCCTGCCCAGCGAGGTAGGCCACCAGTCGCGCTTCGATCTGGCTGGAGTCACACGCCACGACCACGTGCCCATCGGGTGCAGCCAGCGCCTTGCGCAGCGCGCCCCCTCTCGGCAGGTTCTGTAGGTTCACCTTGTCCCCGCCGCTGAAGCGGCCAGTGTGGGCACCGTAATAGTTGAGCATGATGGGCAGTGGCCCACGCTCAGAGATTTCCAGAAACCGCTTGGTACGTGTCTCCTCGATGGTGCTCCGGGTCCCCAGCCGTGCCTCGACCACGGTGCGGATCGCCGCCTTGGGGTGCTGCAGCAGCGCTGTAAACTGTGTATCGTTCTTGGCAAAGGCGTAGGTCTGCTTGCCTGTAGTCGGACTGACCTTCATGGGGGGCTCCGCACCCATCGCCCGCAGCAGGTCAGCGAACTTGTTGTTGGACATGAGGAACTTCTTGGCCTTCTCCTCACCGCCCAGCTTGGCCAGCAGCTTCTCCTTCCTCTCATGGATACCTATGAGGTGGGCGTCCAGCACCACAGGGTCCAGCACCAGCTTGGGCTCGGTGTACATGCGCAGCGTCTGGTCAATGACCATCAACTCCGCGGCAGGGAACTGGCGCACCATCTTCTTGAACAACCGGTATGTCAGGTTGGTATCTTGGATGCAGTAGTCGGCGTAGTCAGACATCTGCTCCGGTGTGAAGTCCCGGCGGCGCATACCTTGGGTGCGCATCACCTCGTCGCCCTTATCGCCCAGCTTGTAGTAGGTGGCCAGCGCCTTGAGGCTACCGCCCACAGTCATGGAGTGCAGCGGCCGCGCCATGCTCAGCGTGTCGAACCACAGCTTGGGCTTGATCCCGAAGTGCCACGACAGAATAGCCCCGTCGAACACCGTGTTGTGGCAGAGGATCGCCTTGTCGCTGTAGTCGATAGCGTTGAGGAACCCGCCCACGTCCTTGCCGGAATACCAGTCGGGCTCTTGGTCGTTGACCTTCACGGCCACACCGACCACCTCGAACCGCTCGTCGCGCACGTACTCCTCCGTCGTCATCTTGGACAGTGAGAAGTCCTGCGCCCAGTAAGTCTCGAAGTCGATGGTAACTATGTCCATTATATTTTCCTCAGCCTATCCAGTGTCTTGTTAGTTTGCCAGTCGTCGTGCTTCGACGAATTGCTTGCCACGCAGATCATCGGTCGATCCCCGATCTGTATGAAGTAATGGTCGCGCTTCTTGACCAGCTTCCATGGGTGGTCGAGTGCGGCAATCTCCCGCCGCACCCGCTTGTCAATCTGTTTGGGTAGGTCTGTCATCGACCATCTCCGCCAGTAGGATGTGAGCGGCAGACAGGTAAACAATCGCCCCGAGCAACTCGGCTTGTGCAGCAGGTATCTCGCCCCTGCGTGCCATACCCGTAGCCTCCTGTGCCTTCTTCATGGCCTGCCCAATAGGATAGCCAAGCCCGACCATGCGACCTATCTCCATAATTGGTTGGTGCAAGAAAGGTTTATCGTTCGCATGGCGCACCCTACCTTTCCCGTGGGCAGACTGGTCGAAAGCAGCAACCAACACGGCCTGTAGAGATGCGTAATGGTTATCACCAACCTGTTGGTCGGTGACTGGCTCCCGCCAGTTGGGGCTACTGATACGGGCTATAAGCACCTCGGCTTCGCCCCACGTCACGTCGCAGTTCAGCGCCACTTCCTCAGCAGTGGCTTGCCGGTTGGCCAGCAGGTACTTCCAGCATCGTTCCTCTGTCATGTCTATCATGTCATTCTCCCTTAAACACGCCGAACCGCTTGCGCAGTTCAAGGCTCTGTAGCTTCACGATCTTGTCGACGTGCTCGTACATACGGCACCGATCCAGTAACCGTCCTGCATCCTTTCAATATACCCCGCGTGGAAGCGGTGTTTAAAAGCCCATATCCGCATTGGTGCTGTGCTTGTGTCAGTCATGGGTTTTGCCCGTGATGTGGCCGACTTCCATAGAGCCTATTGCAAAGATGATTATGTATAGTGATGTCATGGTTTTTGTCCTTTCAGTTCTGCGTCGGCCTGTGCCTTCTGGACGCGGGCTGATGCAATGGTAAAGTAATCAGGGTCGCGCTCAATTCCGATAAAGCGCCGTCCGGTGTTGGCCGCTGCCACTCCGGTCGTACCGCTCCCCATCGTGAAATCCAGAACGGTTTCGCCCGGATTGGTGTATGTGCGGATCAGATATTCCATCAGGGCGACGGGCTTTTGGGTAGGATGTACTGTCGCCTGCGCGTTACTGATTTTTAGTATTGTGCTGGGCATAGACTTGTCAGGCGGGCACCTGTGCGCACTTAACCCGTGCTTTCCATAGCAGTCAGAACCCTTTGTCCTAGGCGTGATCGGCCTGATATTTTTTGCAGGCTTGTCAGTTATTTCTGGATTATATGTGCATTGCGCCGCGTAAAAAACACAAATATCCTCGGTGGCTTTCATCGGCATTTTCCAAGCGTTGAGATGTCCAGTCGATTGTGATTTTTCCCAAACCCAACAATACTTGAACATTTTTACATTCGACATAACCAGCGCCGAAGTGAACGGCTGCGATGCCATCAGCACAATCGCCCCGTTCGGCTTCACGATCCGCTTGAGTTGCGCCCACATCGGTTCAAACGGAATGACCGAATCCCACTTGCAGGCCGTCGTGCCATATGGCGGGTCTGTTACGGTAAGATCAACCGACCCGTCCGGTATGCCCTGCATCACTTCCAGACAATCACCCAAGTGCAACATCAAATCCACTCCCAAACATGGTTCGCAAGGGTCAAGCAGGCGACAATCACCACAAACCAAACGATTGCTGACATGGCGTTGCGGCTGCGTTTCTGATGGCGTGTCGGGTATGCCCAAGGGCCGTGGCTCTGTTTCATATCTCTGCCTCCGGTCTGACGTATACAGTCGGTTTTGCCGGACACATTTCAATCGTTTGGAGAATCCAAGCCTTATACTTGCGCCAGAATTTCAGAGCATCTTTGCCGTCCATTTCCGCAATCCGATGATCGTCAAAGTCGGCCCATTCGCTGATCAGGTGGCGTTTGCAACCGATTTGCAAAATGTCGGCGGTGTATGTGATTGAGTACCGCTCAATCTGGATACACTTGACGTAATCGTTGATGCCGTTGGCACCGCTCAGGTTGGCACAGTACAGGTTGGCACCGCTCAGGTTGGCACCGCTCAGGTTGGCACCGCTCAGGTTGGCACCGCGCAGGTTGGCACCGCTCAGGTTGGCACCGCGCAGGTCGGCATCGCTCAGGTTGGCACCGATCAGGTTGGCACCGCGCAGGTTGGCATCGTTTTTCACCGCCCAGCGGACAGCAAGGCCTAGCTGCACGCTGCTCAAGTCTTTATCGCTTACCTCAATTTCTGAGGTAAACTGGACTGCGCCTGAAAACCTGCTGAATACGTCAAATTTAATCATGTCTCTGCCTCATATGTTGTCAGGTGTTCAGCGGTTCTAATCTCGCGGGCCTTCATTTCAGCCAGCGCATACTTGGTGATTGCCTCCGCAGCAATCAGCGCGGCTTGCCGGTTGGCCAGCAGGTACTTCCAGCATCGTTCCTCTGTCATGTCTATCATGTCATTCTCCCTTAAACACGCCGAACCGCTTGCGCAGTTCAAGGCTCTGTAGCTTCACGATCTTGTCGACGTGCTCGTACATCTCCATTGAGTTGGGTGTCACGCCCCATGCCGACACAGTGCTCGCCACGAACATACGCAGCAGGTCAGCGCTGCAGTCCCCATCTTTGATTGCTTTGTATAGTATGTCAAGCCACATATCGCGCGACCACTGGGGTCTCTCGCCCCGAGGTGTGCGGTTCTTCTTCTCCTGTGCGATCAGTCCGTCGAACACACCGACACGTGCGGCGACCTTCAGCTTGCGCTTCCACGCGCCACTGGCGGCCAGCCATTCCTTACGTTTGGCGGGGTCCACCACGGGCTTGGGGTCCGGCCGATAGTTGAGGCGCTTACCGTTGAACAGGTTGAATATGAGCCCATCGTAAACCAGCGGCGCGTTGGTAGGGTTCTCAAAGTGCTGCCGGAGCGTGGTTATCATCCCCATCTTGTGGTCCACACGGTAGGCCCCGTGCTTGACCTTACACCAACAGAACGGCAAGTTCCGGTCCATCGTACAGGCCAATACCTGCGCCACGGGGTACGCCGTCTCGCCTGTCAGGGTAAACATGAACGTGTTGTCAGTAAGGAACCGCCCAACCTGCACACCCCGTACCTGCACCACATACTCGTAACCGTCTTGGAACAACCGCCAACCGCTGCCCTTCATGGGTCGCCCCTTGGCCACGTTTCGCGCCTTCGTCATATGCAGTACTGCTGCTTCGTAACTTGAAATCATGCTGCGTCCTCCAGTTCTTCATCATCTTCATCCAACTCGTTGGCCACAATGGCCTCCCACACCGCCTCGTCACTGGTCAGGTAGTCATGCTCAGCCTCCAGCTTACTGTAGAGGTCTTGCATGTAAGTCCGCCACTGCTCGGTCACGTCCTGCTCGAACGCGTCGACCTCATCCTCAAGCTGCCCGTCCCATGCGTCCACGATCTTCTCTTGGAACTCCGTCGGGCACTCGACCAGTCGGTAGAACGTGTCGTGGTCAGTGCTGAAGCTGGTGGAGTTCTCGTGGTAGTACCAGCCAGTGTGCTTGCAGTTGGTACCGATGTAGCCCCCCACTTCCATCAGCTTGCGGATCATGGGGTACTGGTCCTTGTGGTGATGGTCGAGGTAGACACCCGACGAGCAGAACCCACCCTCGAAACAGGCCCCGTCACCCTGCGACCAGAACCCGCTGAAGTACATACGGTCTACCCAGATACCAACCTCTCGCATATCCTCCGTGAAGTCTGAGTACACGCTGTCATACCACTGGTCGTGGTCGACGTTAATGTATCGGTGTATCTCCAGTAGCCGTTCGCGTTGCTCTGATGTCACCATCTTCTCCGATCCAGACATGTGCTTCTCCCTTTGCTACGTCCGTAATTACTGCTTTGAGGAACATGGACTCAGCCATGAGTTCCTCGTTGGTTTGCTTAGTGCTGGTCAGTGTCAACTTGGCTGAGTGCAGCCGCCTCTCCACTTTCTCCAACCGCTTGAGTGTTGTAGTCAGCGTCCGTTGTAAGTGGACGGTCCAGTAGGCGGCAGCCATGAGGGCAGCCACGAAGGCTAACATCGCTATGAGTATGTCTGTCATTCCATCTCCGTAACTTCCCCGAAGGGCGCTTCAGTTGCTCCGGTCGTCACCCAGAGCACAGGGCAAGAGGGTGCGTTGCCGAAGTCGTTGCAGTACAGGTCAGTGAGGAACACAATACCAGCGGGGTCAATACCCTGCTCCTCGATGTGCTCAAACACAGGGCTGAACGCTGTACCACCACCGCCACGTGGGTTGAACTCGAAGTCACCGTCACGCTCGATGGTGTCATAAGCACAGACCTCGTGGCTGAAGAAGATGAAGTGTATCTTGGACGGCTTGCCGTCCTCGAATACCTGCCGACACTCCGCTGCGTACTGGTTCTTCTCGGCATCGCTGATCGAGCCAGACATATCCACGGCGAACACCAACTCACCTAGCACCTCGCCACTGGTTGAGGGCATGTACAGTCCTTGACTCAGGAACCTGCGGTTGGGTCTGGCGAAGGTACGCTGGTCGTTCTTGGCCTTCTGCACGAACCGTTGCAGCACGTCGCGCCAGTCCACCTTGGGCTTGAGTACCTCGTC